AAATGGCAAAAAGAGGCTATCGTGGAAAACATCCACACAATGATATGAAAGTATCAGTAACAAACCCAAGTTCGAACAAATATAGTGCAAAACTAACAACAGAGTATAATAATCTAAAAAATGATAAAACAAGATATGATTACATAAGAACTCATTATTTTTATCCACAAGCGACTGCTACATTAACAGTAGTGGATACTGTAGCAAATAATAAAAATGTTACACTTATTTCAACAGATGGAACATCAGTAACTTATAATTCAAATTCAACTGCAGATTTAGCAAATAATGTATTTGATAGAGATACAGGTGGTGTTAGTGGTATTGCAGCATCCTTAGTAGCTGCTATCAACCATGCAAGTGGACATAATGGTAAAATAATTGCGACTAATGCAGAAGGAGTTATAACATTAACTCAAGCTGAACCTGGTCCTGATGGGAATACTACTGTAACAAAAGATATTGTTGATGGTGATATGACTGCTACTAATTTTACTGGTGGTTAATCAATAAAATATAAAACAACTCAAAAGGGTGGGAAATATCTCACCCTTTTTTGTTTTCTTGATATTTATATATGAAGAATAATACCCATTTGGAGAATATTAAATGTCAAAATTTTTATTTTTATATACAGAACCAACCACATATACAACAGGTCAAACACCACACGGAATCTATGACTCTGATACTGAATATCAATCCGATAGTTTAACCACTTGTAAATATGTTGCTAGTAAACTTGGTCATCCAGTCATGCAATTGGAGTTCAACACTGGTTCAATGTATGCTTGTTTTGAAGAGGCGGTATCGGAATACTCACAACAAATAAACCACTACAATACAAGAAATTGGATGTGGGAACATTACGGAAATACTTCAACCACCAGTGGAATGAGTTCAACAGGTTCTCATCAACCAGAAACTTCAGTTGGTGGTTTGTCTTTATTCACTTTATCAGAACAATACGGACAGGCCGTAAATCTTGGTGGAAATGCCACAATGTTTACTGGTTCGATAACTTTATCAGCATCAAAACAAGTTTATGATTTACCAACAGAATCAACTTTAGAATCTGATGTCGATGAATCTAGTGGTGATAGAATAGAAGTACAAAGAATATTTAATGAAGGTCCTGCTGCTATATCTAAATTCTACGACCCATTTGCTGGGACTTATGATAACATTGAATTATTAGATTCATTTGGATTTGGTAGTGTTTCTCCAGCTGTATCTTATATATTAAGACCAATATCATATGATTTAGCTAGGGCTAATGCGATTGAAACAAACGATTTAGTTAGAAAGTCAGCATATTCATTTGAATTAATTAACAATAAATTAAGAATTTTTCCAAAACCAGAGAGTGAGGATGCTGGTGAAAAAATATATTTTCATTATTATAAAAGAGACGATAAAACGGATGTAACTCAATCATATACAAATAACAAAGTATCCGACCCATCAAATATACCATACAAATTTATTACTTATTCAGAGATAAATTCAATGGGTAGAAATTGGATTAGAAAATATACATTAGCATTAGCAAAAGAATTATTAGGTATTATTAGAAGTAAATATGCTTCATTACCATTACCAAATGGTGAAGTATCAATGGATGGTGAAGCATTAAAGTCTGAGGGTAGAGAGGAAAAGGCGAATTTATTAGAAGAGTTGAATACATTCTTAGAAGCTGTTAGTAAA